GAGTGTGTTGCAGGCTATGATTCTGGATGGTCTGGCTGAGGGTAAGACGCCGCGCCAGCTTGAGGCTGTGACGGGAGTTCCGGCTGCTGAAGTGTTCCGTATGGGCAATGAGTTGCTGGATCAGGAAATCAACCTTGATGTTGCCAGCAAGCGCGCCTTGCAGGTGTATCGCCTTGAGAAGATCATTGAGGCGCTGTATCAGCGGGTGATGAAGAATGCCGACCGTGATGATGTGAAGAACCTGATCGAGGTCATGGACCGCATCAACGATCTGTTGGCGCTGCATAAAGAGCGCGATGCCGACGAGTTGCTCAGGGTTACACAGTACCAGTCGAGCCTGTATATCGCCAGCTTGAAGCAGTTGATCAATGCGTTCAAGATCATTGCCCCGAATATTATGAGGGATGATGAGTGGGAATTGTGGATTGCGAACGAGCTTGACATAGCTCGTTCAACCTTGGAACGCAACAGTGGTCAGCTTGAGTTAACGGAGGATGCTTGATATGAGAGAATCAACCTACAAAGCTAGTATGTATGAATACACGCACAGACTTGGGTTGTGGGGTTACACCATTAGCAAGCAGGGCTTTGGAGTCTACAAGGTAGTGGCGTGGCTGAAACCTACTGACAAGAATGTTGCCAAGGTGACACGCTCGGCAAGACGACTAGGTTATTGGAATGCTGTGGATAAGGCCGACATGATGCTGCTGGATTTAACGGGTAAGTATATATGAGCAATCTTGAGTCGGTAGTGTCTGGTGTTTTCGATCAGGCACTCGAAGAACTTCGCAACACATCCAACAAGGCGCGCTATAAAACAGATGTAGCATTGTGGGCTAAGGAAGTGCTGGGTATTCATCTGTGGTCTAAGCAGCGAGAAATTGCCGAGGCTGTGCTGCACAATGATCGTGTAGCCGTGAAATCCTGCCACAACGCCGGGAAATCGAAAATCGCCGCTATCATTGCGTGCTGGTGGATCGCCACCCATCCGCTGGGTGAGGCCATTGTGATTACTACAGCGCCGACCTATCAGCAGGTTCACGGTATTCTGTGGCGTGAAATAGGAAACCATCATAAGCTTGCGGCAGAAAATGGTATGCCATTACCGGGACATATTACTGCTTCCGATAAGTGGAACATTGTTGCCTCTGATGGCAGAACTATCGAGCAGGCCGGGTGGGGACGTAAACCTGCCGATACGAACATTCACGGTTTCCAAGGTGTTCACGCTCGTTACGTTCTCGTTATTGTCGATGAGGCGTGCGGTATCAACGAATCCCTGTGGACCGCTATCGAGGCGATCACCACAACGGGAGATGCGCGCATTCTTGCCATCGGGAACCCTGACGATCCTAACACCCAGTTCGGCAAGATGTTCAACGATAGCAAAATTTCCAGCGAATGGGATTTGCACACAATCAGCGCTTTCGACACTCCGAATTTTACGGCAAAGTACCTGAAAGACAAGTCGAGCGAGTTCTATCAGCGGGCACAGTTGGATGCTGATTTTCCTGACGAACTGCGTCCGCTCATGCTTCAGCCGGAAAAGGTGGAATCATGGCGTAATCAGTGGGGTGAGAGCGATCCCCGCTGGAAGGCTAAGATTCTGGGAGAGTTCCCCGATCAATCCGAAAACAGCCTGTTCTCGCAGAAGGTCATCAATAAAGCAGTGGAAACACTGGTGAAACCAGACCATGACTCCCGCCCTGTGCTCGGCGTGGACATTGCACGTTTCGGACGAGACTTGACGACCGTGTACTCCGCTGAGGAGGGTACAGTATACACCGTTGACGACGAGGGTAATGAAACTCCGACACAGCAGCGTGGTAAACTTGTAAGGAAGGTTGATTCGTGGAGCAACGCGGATGCCGTCGAGAGCGCCAACAGAATACACCAACTGGCCCTGCAAACCTCTGCTAAGGAGGTTCGCATCGACGTATCCGGCTATGGCGCAGGACCTCACGACCAGATCAAGATCATGGCGCAGACCACCTATGCTGTGGTGGCTATGAATGGTTCTGGCCCTACACCAGACCCTTACCACTGGTTGAACGCTAGAGCGTGGTGGCACGATGATCTGCGTGAGAAAATGCAGAACGGCCTGATCGATCTTGACTACAACGATGAAAAACTCACTAACGAGCTTCTGGGTATCCGCTACCACTTCAAGAACAGATATCGCGGATTGCAGGTCGAAAGCAAAGACGACATGCAGGCTCGCAATGTGAAATCTCCTGACCACTCGGATGCTGTGGTGTATGCTACTGCCCCCATTGAGGCTTTGCGGAACAGTCCTTTAGGTATGTACCTTCCGGGACAAAAGATAGTCTTCGATGCTTCTGACTTCATCGAACACTCAGGCAACCTTCTCGGGCCGTACTAAACTTTAGAGAGACATTATGGGACTACTAGACTTCTTGAAAAATAACGATCCCAGCGATCTTATCAGCACCAAAGCGGAAAACACCTACCTCATGGGTAGGCTGACCGATGCCGAATACCGGATTGAGGATTTAGAGGAATCCCTTCTTGAAGTGTCGGATGCGTTCGACAATGTGGGTTGGGCTCCGTTGGAAGCCGATCAGGTCAACGAAATGTCACTCTCCACAGTGAAGAACATTGCTGAGGTTGCCCGCGCTGTGGCAGCGGTGAACCCCTTTGTGAAGCGCGGTGTTGAGGCGCGCGTTGCCTACATCTGGGGTAATGGTGTCGAGTTCGAGAACCTTGATGACGCCACCGAGAAAGCTATTACTAAGAATCGTAAGAGCTTGTTCAGTTCTCAAGCATATGCTGAACGCGAGCGCGCTCTTGCCACGGACGGTAACCTATTCACGGCACTGCATAGGGATGATTTCTCGGCATTCCGTGTGCCGTTGGCGCAGATCATGGGGAGTATTTCTAATCCGGATAATCCGGAAGACGTATGGTTCTATAAGCGCCAATGGAAGACCAAAACCAAGAACGCCAACACAGAGGCTGAAAAGGAAGTAGAGAATACTCTTTACTATCCTAGCTTGAGTTATGCTCGTAGCTTGGAGGATTCTGGTAAGAGCCTTCCCAAGCGTTGGGGTAAGATCGGCGTGGACCAGCGTTACGTGATCCAGCACGATTCGGTGAACAAGCAGATCGGCTGGCGTTGGGGAGTTCCAGATGTAACCGCTGTGCTATTCCTTGCCAAAGCGTACAAAGAATATCTTGAAGACAATATTACGCTGGTAAAAGCGTACAGTCGCATTGCCATGCACATTCAGGCAGCTAACAAGGCCACAGCGAATGCAGCGTCAGCGCAGTGGACCAACACTCCTGTACGTGATCCTATTACCGGAGAAATGTCTTCCACTGGTGGTACGGTAGTGACTGGGGCAGGTACAGCGATTAACGCTACAGGTCTGGCCGCGACGCAAGTTGATTTCAGCAAGGGTAAATCTATTGCTGAGGGTATCGCGGCAGGTCTAGAGGTATCACTTGATGTTATTTTGTCAAACTCTAGCAATTCTGGTGAAGGCTCCACTCTGGACCTTCCAACACTGCGTGCTATGGAATTCCGTCAGCAACTATGGACTATCAGCTTCCAAGAACTCTTCGAATTCTGGGGCGACACTGATGTTAAAGTAACGTGGCGCAATATTGACGAGGATGAGACTCACCGTAGAATCCAGTCCATCCAGCTTGCCTATGATGGTGGTCAACTCTTTCAAGAAGAATCCCGCAAAGAAACTCTCGAACTGCTCCGCATTGTGCCGCTCAAGGACGGACTTCCGGTCGCTCCAAGCATTGTCGCCGCAGAAAAAGCGGCAGAGAATGCCGAAAAGGTTGCTGAAACTACGAGTGTTGTTCCCGGTCAGGGACGGTCAGGTTCTGTCGGCAGCGTGAATTCTGGTCGTGGTCAGGTCAAAGCCGCCGTGAAGAAATCAATGGTCAATAAGTAGCGGTTCTAAAATGTGATAGAATTGTTATTAACATGACAAATTATGATATCGTAGAGTCTGCGACGCTTACGCAGGACGCAGCAGATGCGACTGGTAAGCGTTGGAATGCGCTGCTTATCAAGTCCGGCTGGGGTTCCAAGGGCTACTACACTGAGGAAGCCTTGAAGAAGGACGGCCCTCTGGTATTCAAAGCCGGAACGCCTATTTTTCTCGATCATCAGACTCCCGAAGAACGTGATGCCAAGCCGTTCGGCTCTGTGCAGAATCTTGCTGGGGAACTTGTCACTGACGCTGTGTGGGATGTTGAAGAGGGCGGACTGACAGCGGAAATCGAAATCTTTGAACATGAGCGTGCTCGTGTTCGCTCCCTTGCAAAACGAGTGGGATTGTCCATCAGGGCAACCACTGTTGCTGAGCGGGGCACAATGGAAGGCCGTAGCGGTCGAATCGTTACTGGACTGGTTGGGGCAAGGTCTGTTGATCTTGTTGTCAGAGCCGGAGCCGGAGGGCAACTGCTCGACGTTCTCGAATCTGAAGATGATACAGAAATGGAAGAACAGCAAATGGATGAAGCCATCGAAAAGCTGTCTAAGACTCTGGATGAGAAATTCGCTGCACTAGACAAGCGATTCACAGACCTAGAGGAATCCCTTACTGCTGAAGCTGAGCCTGTTGTTGAGGACGCTAAAGCAGAAGAAGTGGATATCACAAAGACAGTGACCGAGCTTATTACTGCCGAACTCGCAAAGTTCAAGGAATCCCTTGTAGCAAATGACGAGAGTGCGGATGATGAGGGAACTGAAGAAAATGCAGAAGAAGTCGAAGAATCTGCTGTAGAAATCAAACTGCCTAGTTTCTGGGCCGTTAAGGAGAACAAGTAATGGCTAAAAACGAAGTCTACAAGGAC